AGACCAAAAGATGCTGTGGTCGTTGTGGAAGCGGGGACAGTAATTTCACGGTCATCACCGTAATATTTTGCCTCCGCTGGGTTGATTGCCGTGTCAAGGGCGTAAGAAATGACTGATGGGTTTGCCATGTTGTATAATCCTTATCAATTAGAGTGCTGCGTAAGTAGGAAGTACCAACACGTTTGTGTCAGGACGGTTGCTAGGCTTAATGCGCTTAAACCCTGAAATACAACGCAAGTCATATACAGTGTTCATATTGCCATCAACCTCTTGAACGCCTACGCGAACGGTTGGCGCATAAGCATCCGCCGCTGCTTTAGGGTTACGGATTGCATCGCCCATCAAGCGTGCTGTTGCATCGGACAAAGCACCATAAGGAGAGAAGAAGGACAAAGCGTTCTTGCCAACTAACACGTTACGGCGTGAAGTCGTTACAACTGCACCTGCGTTAGATACACCGTAAGGTACATACCGTGTGCTTACGATAAGAATGCGGTTGCGCCATAAGCCGAGTACGTTTACGCCCATTGCAGTTTTAGGGTTAAGAGCACCCTCTTTCTTCATGTCTTGATTGCCTTGGATTTGCGCCAATTCCCAGTTTGTAAATGTCAAAGCAGACGCGCTCACAGTGGTTTGTAAGTCAAACGCTGTTTCAGGGTGCACAAACATTACATAAATGTTCTGTCCGTTGAAGCTGATAGGCTCAATCGGGAATGCAGAGCGGTCTAAGTTTGCAAGGGCAGTCTCTAGGAAGGTTGCAGTCAAGCGGTGAGACGTTGTCAAAGACGCATCATCTGTAATAGATGCAGGGCGAATCAAGCGTGTGCTATCAACAGCATCAACAGTGTTAAACCCTTGGAATTGAGAATAAGCAAACGTATCGTTTGCGTTAATGGTCAATTCAGCGTTTACGATTGAAGAGTTGGTTTGCGTTGGTGCCCAACCGACAAGCTGGTTAAATGCAGAAATCGTTTGGTTTTCCACAAGGGCTTTCATTGCAGCATCAAGAGCAATTTTCTTGCTGAAATCTTGAGACTGGAAGATTTGCGCCGCTTGCAATGCAGTGAAGTTATCACCACCGGGAACGCTCACAGGGTAACGAATCATATTCGCATTTACCGTGTAAGATTCAAACGTCAAGTTACGCGCTTGTGACGTACCGCTGTCGAGATAGCCAATACCTGTTGGAGAAATCTTTGGAACGTAAGGGAAGTTAGCTGTCACACCAGAAGCGGTGTAACCGTTTTGTTTTGCTTTCAAAATCTCGTTCGCAGACTCTTGAATACAACCTAGCTTTACTAGAGTGCCAAGAGGAAATTCGCCGAGTGTTTGTGTTAGTGCGCCTGTAAGTGGTGCCCATGACTGTAGCGCAAGTGTGCTACCAACAGGCAATGATGAGTTAGCCATTGTAAACCTCTAAATGATTGTTGTGAAACAGTCTTTAAAGGCGACAAAGCCACTGCTTAGTTTAAGCCCAAACGTAAGGCACTCCCTAGCTTATAGGGGTATTCTGCGACAAATATACTACATATCCTATAGATATTCAAGCGTTTTATGCCAAGGCTGCAATCCCAGCAAAGTAGTCCTCTCTGCTAATTTTTCCTTTTTGGAAATCACTAGCGAGTTTTGCTTCTTTTGTCTCGCTGCTTGTCATAGGTGATGTGCCTGTGCCAACCATGCCGCTTGACTTCGCGCGTGATGCTGCTGTGTCTGCAAGTTTAGGCTGCTCAACTACCTGCTCACGTTGCTGTAAGAATGCAGGATTAAGGTTCTTTGCCCGTGCATGGTATACTGCAAGCGGATTTACACCTGCTTTGTAAAGACGGTCAACGTCATTAACCATGCTGTCAAGAAACGCCTTCTTATCAAGACCCTTACCTGTAAGAAGCTGCTGCTCTTCATTGGAGGCGTGATACACACTCATTGTATAGTTTATTAGCCAATCTGCGGGGAGGCTATGTTGCTTGCTGTAAGCCTCGCCATCAACATCAATTCGCTGCATAATCTCTTGTGTGCGCTTGTTGGCAATGACTGGGGCAACACTCTCTTGTAGTCGCGCCAAGTCCTCAGCGTACACGCTAGTAATCTCATGCAATGCAGCGCGGGTGTTGTCGTCAAGGTTATCTAGTACACTAAGGTCAACCTCGCGCTCTTGCTTTTGCACTTCGGGTTCTTTAGTCTTTTCTTGAAGCTGGCGTTTTAATTCATCAACCTCACGGCGCAAGGGTTCACGCTCTTGCTTGACTTTAATCTGGCGTTTTAATTCGGCAACCTCACGGCGCAATTGCTCCCGTTCTTGTTTTGCTTTAATACGCGCATGTTGTGGGCTTACTGCTTTATCAGCGGGTTTTTCTTCTACGGCTGGCTCTTCTTCGTCTTCCTCGCCATCGTCTTCTACATCATCAACAGGCTCTTTATCGGCGGGTGCTTCCTCTTCCTTTTCAGGGGCGGGCGCATCGTCTTTCTTCTCTTCCTGCTCTTCGTCTGGTAATGCTGCAAGGCGTTCGAGTTCCGCCACGCGGTCAAAGGCTTGTTCTGTCATAGTTTCCCCTGTTAAGAATTGTCTTCTTGTTCTGTGCCTGTGTCTAAATCAGTAATGACTTTTGCCACTTGCGCGTTGGTCAAGTCTGTTTTTGCTATAATCTCCGCCGCCTTAACCTGCGTCAATGCAGCATCAGCCGTGTACTTATCAGCACTTGCAGAATCACGTTTAGCCTGCGCTTGGTATGCTATGCTTGTAGCCTGCGTCACTTGCCCCTGTAGCTGCTGTACTTGCCCTTCAAGCTGCTTAACATAGGCAGGGTCGATGACAGGCTCTGATAGGGCTTCCTGCAAGCTAGACTTATCTTTAATCCCTAGCGGCATCATCTCCACCGCCTTTAACAAGAACGGTCGCGCTAGGTCAATCTGCCCTTGCTGCAATAGAATGCCGCCAATCTCGGTGAAACTCTCATAAGCATTTTGGCGCGTCTCGTCTGTAGTCAACGCCTCATCAATCATAACGGCGTATTTGTCGTATAAATCGTACTGCGTAATAGTATTGTTCTGTCTATTGCCGCCCTCGGTAGAAAAGAAACGCACACTGTCGGAATTGTCTTTAATAAGTGTCCGCATCAACGGTAACAGCATACGGCTATTCTCTTCTTGGTACTGCGCCACGTTGTCGATGATATTCGATAGAGATACTAGAGTTTGCTTAACGCGCCGTTGGTTGAGAATGCCCGTCTCGTTTTTGTCAGATGCATCACCCATATAAGCGATAGACACGCCACTAATACGGCTCACCATCTCTAAGAAAAACTGCATCAACTGTTCATAGCCAGTTGCCTGTATATCGGTAGCCCATTGCGCCGTCTTGCCCCCTGAGAGTGCACCATCGGGCACGGTGACAACGCCTATCTTCTCTGTAAGGCTTTGCTTCACGCTGGCATCAAACGCGCTCTTTTCAAACACATAGTGCTTAGAGCCATTCCGTCCCATTACACGCATTGCCTCGGTAATAGCCTTTGCTAACAACAAAGCGGGGACTTCTACCACTTTTGGCAATCCATACCAGAAATTATCTACATCGTTAAAGTGGCACGTCTTAAAGAGAATGCTTAAGCCATCCTGATAGATGCTTTTGTATAGCTTATAAACCTTCTTATTTGACATCACCGCATTGTAATACGTCTTAACGGCTGTCTTTTCGCCTACCTCTACCGTGACGCCCATTGACTGCCCTATCAGCTTAATAGGCTCTACAAACTTCTTATCAACACACCACTCACGGGCGTTAATATCTGGCACATCATCGCCCATCAACTTTTGCAGGTCACCTTGCTGTTGTTGCGCTATCGCAATAAATTGTTGCGACATCGCAATAAATTCAGGCGTTGCATTTACCACTGCTGAAAAGGGATTGGTTACAATCACTTTTGTCTCAAAATCGTACCAATTAAAATAATAGACGTTAAACAGCTTATCGTCTGGGCTTTCCTCAATATCTTTATAAACGTCCTCACGAAAACGGGTGTTGTCACTAAGCGTTTGAAACGACTCACTCTCGTTGCCCGTGTCTAATTCTACAGACGGTTCTGTAATGCCAAACACCGCCTCAGCTTCTTCCGCGCTGTATTTCTTCCAAAAGTATGCAAACCTTGCATCGGTTAAGTTAGGCTCACGCGCTGCCATATCCCATGCCACACGGTCGGGGTCTAACTTAGCAAAGACAATTTGCCCGAATGGGTTTTTATTGTAGTCAATCTCAGGGACAACCGCGCCATACCCACATACAAGCATATCAATGTCTTGTGCGCTCTCTACCTTATCAGCACGCGCCATTTGACGAATGCTTTGTTTAAACGAGTTTAGCTTGTCAATCTTGCCCTCGTCTGGTTGGTCAACTAACGCCCAATAGAAGGCATCACGTCTATTCTTAACCAGCGTACCACTAATTGCCGTCACAACAGGGCGTATGGTGTTCACTTCAGCAACAGTCTTTTGCGTTTGCTTTAACGCATCACCATTAGGAGAGGCAACAACGGTTGTCTTAATGAGAGGATGGTCTTGGAAGTCGCCATGAAACAGCTTGCGAGCCATCTTAGCTTCAGCCCATTGCTTATCCATAGCAGTTGAGTTGTTCTGCTTATATTCCTCGAATAATTTTAGAACATCCTCTTTAGAGCGCATGGCTTAATTCCCTGCCAATAAAGCGAGTTTGGCTTCCATCGCCGCCATACGTTCAGCCATCGCCGCCATACGTTCAGCCATTGAGTCACGTTCATCAACAACCTGCCTGAAAACAATAGGGTCAATACCGTTGCCTTGGTTTTCAAGATAAACCTTGTACTTAGCAATCTCTTGCCCGATTTGAATACGCAAGTTGTTGATAAACTTTACGCTGTCGTTGTTGGTGTAAGAGCAGGTAAACTTCCAGTTATGAATAACAGCGGTGAAGTTTAACGCCACGTCATCAAACACTACCGATACAGGCACGCCATCCGCTCTAAACTCATTCAGTAATGCCACAACCTCATTGCGAGAGTTGTACGTTTTGCGCTGGGCAATCATTTCCTCGGTAAGTTTGCGAATCTCCTCTTGCGAGACTTCCTCAATCACCACCTTACCAACGTCACGCCCGATACCATCTACTAGGTGAATATCCTGCTCAATGTATGGCTGTTGGTCTGCTGCCTTGCTGTTTGCTAACGTCATAGATTCCCCTTTTTGTTTGATTGCTTGTGCTTTAATCGGTCTACCTCTTGGCATATTATGCCTCTATCCATTTGTGCTCGTCATAATAAAAAATGTCTTCATTTATGAATTCACTGTCCATCATAATGGTAAATTTCCTGTCTTTTTTTACCCATTGAACTTTGAGGCTATAAACAATGTTTAAAGGGATAATAGGGTAATTAGTTTTAATGTGCTCTTGAATTTGAGAAATAACAACGTCTTTCCTCTCTTCCAAAGGCTCAGTATCCATATTGTAATATCTTAAATGCGACAACTCTGTGCTCATTAACCTTTCAGATAAAAACAATTTTACAAGTGTAACATCAAAAAGTATTTTTTCTCCATAAGCCGTACGATACGCATCATCTGTAAACCAACCTTGATTAAAATCAGAGGTAATAACTGCAACATTCCCCTCGTCATCGTAAAATTTATCTACCACATTACCATCCCATAGGACTCATTGGGGCTAAACTCCCACTATTTCCGTAGGAATAATACGAGTTATTGTCTACAATGTCAATAGGGACAGGATAAGCGAACGTAAACGCTAAGGCATCGCCCACATCGGGGGAGATATTCAGGTCTTTCTTGGACTGCAAACGCTTGCGCCCGTTGCCATCATAGCTACCCTCTAGCATTGTTAGGTCGCTCATAAGCGTTGTGTGCTCTGGTATGCAAGTGTTCGGCTCTTCCAACCACATCCGCATTTTATCCCACATCTCAGTGCGTAGGTTTACATACCGTGCATGGTCAAGGGCATTGCGTCCACTGTAAATGGGGGTGACGATATTCCCGTTCTTAAACACCGCGTGCGTGTTAATCGCATTATACAGCGCATAGCCAAACCCATTAGCATCAACAAACAAGCGGCGGGGGTTATGCTTACGAGACAAGGCAAGTACTTCACCTAACAGCATATCCACGGTGTATTTGTGGAACGTTTTTATATCCAGTATCTTTGCACCCTGCCGCACCACCATCGCGGTCTTGTCCGGGTCGTTGCCCACATCGGTCGCGGGGTCAATACCTATAATGACAGGCTGCCTTGATACATCCACACCAAACTTAGGCTTAGTAGCTGCAAGCACGATAGCAGGGTCTATAAAGCCGCCAGTGCCCGTTTGGAATGCCTCTACAGATGATGCGGGATACGCCTGCTTAAAAATCCACTCATGCCCCATCTCAAGGATTTTCTGCTCACGCCAGTACAGTTGCGCTTGTGAAAGGTTATAATGATTGTCGCCCTCATAATGCCACTCTTTTGGTGGGGTCATTTGATATTCAGGACTCCAAAACCACGGAATGAACACCGCCTCATAGTTGCCGTGCCCCCGTTCTGCCTGCTCCCACATCTCGTGGTATTTATTGCCAACGCCATAAGCGGTGCTCTCTATGATAATCTCGCTACCTCCCCCTTGTGGCACTGCTTGGAATGAGCCTAGTAAATGGCTTTCAGGGTTCTGCCATAGTGCAAACTCGGAAGCGTGCAGATAGTGAATGGTTTGCGATACGCCTGCGCCCTCACTGCCTGCCGTTGCGATGCGATACCCGCTTGCCGTTGCTGCGAAATCAAACTCCCTTGCGCTGTTAGCGCGTGTTGGTTGCTTTATGCATGGGTCGTTGGGAAGAAAGTCATAATACCGCCGCACCATGTTATAGAGGTTATTCGTTGCCTCGGTGTCGTGCGCCATGATGAAGGCGCGGCGTGCCTTGTTGGTTAAGGTCTTATGCAGGAAACGCCCGCCTATGTATGTACTGATACCCTGTTGCCGTGCTTTTAGGATAATCATACGCGCCATGCCATGACGCTTTATCTGGTCTTCTATCTTGTCGTGCAGATGACGTTGCGCGTAGTTCATATGGAAGGGGATTAAGCCGCCTTCCTCTACGTTCTTAGGGGCAATCTTGAGGCAGTTACGCGCAAAGAAATCAAACTCATTGGCAAGGCGTCTGTATATTTCTGCGCTCATTCATCAAGCATCCCGTTTAACACTAGCGCATCCTTAATGCGGTCATGGTATACCTTGCCGTCCATGCGTCTGCTGTCAAAACAGAAATGGCGTGCATCTTCTAGTGTGTTGCGAACAACGTCAATGCCAAAATAAGGAAATTTTATTAGCTTTGTGTAATGCGCCCCTACCCGTTTAATTTGGTATTCAGTCATCCAACTAAGCTCTTTATAAAAATCGTTCCAATATTGATACTGGATAAGTTGGTGTTCAACAGAGGGATAATCAGGCATGGGCTGCCATTTACAGAGTATTTTCTTGTTGTGTTTTTTTGTTCTCATTGTTTCTTTCCCCAAACAAGAAGAGTTAAGCGGTATTTCTGCGCTCATTTGTCATCATCATACGGCGTTGGCATTAGAGTTATTGACTGCCCCGTCACCTTATCAGCCCCCGTAAATCTTATGTTGTTTTCTTCATCAAGATAGAAGAACCCTAGTATACGGTCGTCTAGGTTTTCCATTCTACCAACAATGTCTGCAAAATAGGATGTTTTATCATCCTTGACGATGCACACGCAATTATTCGCCTCCGCAACTGCTGCAATACGCCTACATTCTTCATTATCGCTGCTTTTAAAACGTTCTTGGGTTTTAATGTAGTTTGCAAAATACTCGTATGCGTTCATACTACTTATTAATTAATCAGCTTATTTAAACGCAAGGTTTTTTCCGTATTATTATTCCCGAAAATAATCCATTTAATCCTGTGCATGGAGTCTTCTCCTAACCCGCTTCCTGATAATGGAAAACGTAGGGTTTCCTCTATAGGAGCATTAACTTTTTTTAACTGATATTCATGGACAGCATACCCTTCAGATTCGTAAGCAACCATCCGCTCCTCGACATCAGGATAATATTTGAGGGGTTTCCAATCCATCAGGATTTTAAAGTTTTCTCTCAGCATACTACTCAACAACAACCGTTGCAGGCTCAAGGTGCTCAATCTGTGGTAATCCCTGCAATACACGCAAATCGTTTGTGTTATATGCTCGCTGTGGGGTGCTGATAGCTTCCTCAATGGCAGGCGAGAAATCCGCTAGGCTTTCAGCCAACTCTACAACAGCTTCTTCAGCTTGTTTCTTCTTAGCCATGGTGCGCCTATTTGTAATCCGTGAGTGTGTGGGTGACGTTGTTATCAACAACAGTCCTCTCCGCCCAATCCTCTTTAAAGCGGTTCTTCATTTGCAAATTATATGCATTGGAATTGAATCCGTCTATTTCTCCAAACGTTCCTTTTTTGCCGCCTTTAAGCCACCAAGACTGCGAAAACTCTAACGCTCGTGTAACGGCTTCTAAAAATTCTGGATGTTGTTTTTCGTAATTATCAAATGAAGCACGGGAAATATCTAATTCACAAGACATTTCAACCTTACTGAATCCCTGCTTACCCATCTCAATGACACGCTCACAAAAAGAGGGGTCGTATTTTGTAGGCACTCCCCGTTTTAATAAATCATCAGGATGTTTTGGGGCTGTCACTTAGCAACCTCTTCCGCCCTTAGGCTTGCTGGGTTTTGGTGTTGGTTTTGTTGGTTTTGTGTCTTTAGCCATTATGTAAGTCCTTTGTGTTTGCAAGAATAATACAATACTTTTGCGATGATGCAACTTTTTTTATTTTGAGTATAAAATAGTTATTGACATAGGCGCACAATGTGCTACTATCTATTTATCAACAGAGGGCAACCTCACAACAGGAGCAAGACAATGCAAAATAAAACGGAATATCTTAAACGCTTATTTAAAAT